AAATATACTGTAACTTAACAGAGGAACAGTATAAATGGCAAATCAAACAATTAATATCGGTACTACCGCGAACGATGGCACAGGCGATCAACTTCGTGATGCATTCGATAAGACAAACGACAACTTCCTAGAAATATATTCAGGTACGGCATCAGTAGCACGTATTACAGTACCTGCATTTGCGTATGGTGTAGCAGGTGATATTGCAGGTATGGTTGCAGAAGATGCAACTAGCATTTGGGTGTGTCACACAACATACGAAGATGCGGCAGTACCTGGAACAACGCCAATTTGGTTGCAGGCTGACATTGCATCATCAGACGCGCATATTGCAGATGCAACATTGCATAGAATTATCAATGATGCTGGCACACTTACAACTGAATTATTCAGCGCAAGCAAAATAATCGCAGAACTAGCCACCAAAGCACCACAAAACGTTACTATAAATGACCAGACTGGCGCAGCTTATGAATTGGTACTAGGCGATGCGGTAGATACATTGGTTCGTATGGATAATGCAGGAGCAAATACATTAACAATTCCAGCTAATGGTGCAGTGGCATTTCCAATCGGAACAGTAATTGAGATTAACATGGTTGGCGCAGGTGTAACTACTATCGCAATAACTTCTGATACGCTTAATGGTGTTGCTGGTATTACTACAATGGCTCAGTGGGAAGTTGTTAAATTAACCAAAGTTGCAGCGACTGAATGGTTAGCAGCTTAATAAATGGCTTTTGCGCCGGTATGGATTACTGACGCCGGTAGTCTAGGCGTAGTACCTGAAGGGAAGTTTTACAGGATTGCACTGGAAGCAGAAGATCCTGATTTCCCCGGTGACCCAACCAAAGTAACCTACTCGTTAATAGCTGGCGCATTGCCAGCAGGTGTGCAAGTAAACACAAACGGAGTCGTTGAAGGCATTCCTGTTTCAGTAGCAGACTTTAAGGGTGTCCCAGCTGAAGTATCTGAAGACACAACATCAAAGTTTGCAATACGTGTCGTTGACGAAGAAGACCGAATTTCCGACAGAACGTTTACGCTCACAATATCAGGACAAGATAAACCGGAATGGATTACACCAGCAGGCCTAATAGGTCAATGGTTCGATGGAGGTGAAGTTAGTTTCCAGTTTGAGGCATTAGATTTAGATCCAGGCGACGTAACTGAAATTTCGTTAGTCTCTGGTACACTTCCAGAAGGATTAACTCTTACAACAGACGGTCTGTTAAGCGGATTCGCCGAGCCACTCGTTGGTATAGGCGGCGCAGTATCAGGCTTTGATAGAGATGGTACAGGATTTGATGAGTTCCCATTGGATTTTAGTACAGTGTCTATTGATCAGAACTATCAATTTGTGTTGCAGGTAACAGATGGTAAGGATGTTGTATTAAGAACGTTTGAAATATTTATATACAGTCGGAACAGTATGACAGCTGATAATATTGAATTTACAGCTGATAACACTAACGTCACAGCAGATAGCATCGCAATTCGATCTCCATACATTACAAACAACGTAGATGACCTAGGCACGTTCAGACATGATAATTATTATGCACATAAATTTACTGGAATAGATCCAAATGGCGATCAAATCCAATACGAGATTGCATGGGGACCAGATACTGCGAGTACTACAGACATTACCGCCGATAACGCCAACCTAACAGCAGATCATGGAATATTACCAGCAGGGTTAACATTGGATCCTGCTACAGGTTGGTTGTCTGGATACTTGCCAAACGTAGGTTTAACTGAAATAGAATATAACTTCGGTATTAAAGCATTTAAAACAATAGACCCGTCGATTAAATCATTATTGTACTTAACCTCACTAACGTTAGTTGGCGATATTGAAACTAATGTCATATGGTTAACAGATACAATTGTAGGCACAATTGATAATGGTGCTATTAGTACATTATACGTCGAAGCAGCATATCCTGGAACAGTAATAAAGTATAGATTAAAGTCGGGTTTGAATAATAAGTTGCCTCAGGGGTTAACATTACTACCTAGTGGTAATATCATTGGCCAGGTTAGTTATAAGACGTTCGGCTTTGATAGTGGTACCACAACATTCGACGAAGAGTATGCAACCAGACTTGATGCAGACCCAACTACATTTGACTTAACATACAACTTTACAGTTGAAGCATATAGCACAAATGGTATCGTATCAGTTACTAAAGAATTTACAATTTTAGTTAACAAAGAATCAAATAGCCCGCAGAATATATTATATTGCAAGGCTATGCCACCACTTGAAGATAGAGAGTTACTTAATACATTGTTATTAAATGGCAATATCATTGCACAAGATAATGTGTACCGAGCAGACGATCCAAACTTTGGATCAGCTAACCGAGTTATATACCAGCATGCCTTTGGTCTGACACCAGCAACACTTGAAGATTACTTCGCGTCGCTTGAATTTAATCACTACAATAAACACTTGGTACTTGGTGAAGTTAAAACTGCCAGGGCATTAGATGATAACGACAACGTTATATATGAAGTTGTTTACAGTCAGATTATAGATAACCTTGTTAACCAGGATGGTGAGAGTATACCACCTTCTGTTCCTATCAAATATCCAGCAATAGATAATGGCGTCCCAGTTACAACAGTTTACCCAAACAGCTTAGAAAATATGCGTGAGGAAGTAGTTGATCAGATAGGTCAGCTGTCTAAGTTATTGCCTCGCTGGATGCTTTCAAAACAAGAAGATGGCTCAGTGCTAGGATTTACTCCTGCTTGGGTTATTGCATACGCACAACCTGGTAAATCAAAACTAATGCAATACAGCATTACAGAGTTCTTTGGAACACAGCTTAACTTGATTAACTTTGAGATTGATCGATATACGCTAGATGCAAAACTATCCCAGCACTGGGGTATCACAGCAGACTCAGTAAATATTACATGTGATAGTGATATGCTAGTGTCCGACTCTAATATATGGAAACGCGGTATTGTGACGACGTTTGACAGGGACGATGGCATTGACCTTGAAACAATATTTGACGATAACAGTTGTCGATTCACATCGCCGGTTGATGTATATGATAGTTCGGATGCAAAAGATCAATATGTTAAGTTTCCGAAGAAAATGATAGTAAACAACGAACAGTAATAAATACAGTACACGAAGGATTATAATAATATGGCAAGCACAATTAATACAACTAACATTGATACAGCATTTCCGATAGCAGGACAGGATAATGATAGTCAAGGATTACGAGACAACTTTACCAATACAAATTCCAACTTTGAAGCTGCAAAATCAGAGATTGAGGATTTGCAAAGTAAGGTAATTCTTAAATCAGCACTACTTGGTGATTCACTAGATAATGACTTCGCTGGCGCAGTAATAAAATCAGCACAAGTTGAAGATATGCGCGGAACAGTATTAAACACCACAGGGCAAACAGGCCCAACAGATATTACAGTTTCCGCAGCACCGTACCAAAAGATAACACCAGTGGCATCAGTTAGTTTAACGTTTCTTGGCTTTTCTCCAGTAGCTACGCATAGCGCAGTTCAACTTGAAATTGAGATTACTAATATCAGTTACACGGTTACATTACCGGCAGCAGTATCAATTGGAATTGATGGATTACAAAACATTGATGGCCAGGTATTTACATTTCCTGCAATTGGAACATATATCTTTGAATTTGCTTCAAGAGATAGTGGCACTACAATTATTGTTAATGATTTAACACAAGGCCGCAGACAAATTCTAGTTGCAGCGCCAGCAGCATCAATTGGTGCAGCAGGAGATTTAACTGGTATGGTAGCATTTGACGCTACGTACATTTACCTATGCACAGCCGATTACGATGGTGCTACTTCAATCTGGCATCGCGCCTCAGCAGCATCTTGGTAACCGAATAGCTTGATCTTCCACTCGCGTTAGTTTATACTAAGTCATGCGAGAAATAACACAAGACGATTGGGACGAAATGACAAAGCTACGGGAACCTACTGTTAGTGAACTTGTCTTTTTGGCATCTATGGCTGGGCAATCTGTGTACGAACTAGATTGCCGGGTATACAAACAACACACCGTAGTTCAGTGGGATCCACTCAATAAACTTGACCAGAATCTAACACTATTAGGCGCAGTAATATCAAAAGGCGATTGCAAGTTGTTTTATGATGACGGCGTAAATGAATTCTTCATTTACCAATATATATCTGGCCCAGAAACCGAACCCCCAATCGCACACAGAACAAATTTAAACGAAGCTGTTATTGAAGCAGCTATGAACTTATGGATTCCTGAGGAGGAATAATGGCAGATTTAAACGATTACGAAATGTTTGTACAAGGCAAACTATCAAAGCAAAGCAAAGACTTTGATACAATGATTGAGAGCTTGATCGCTCTTAAAGAAGACGGCGACGGTATTGGAGTGCAAATTCCAGAGTTACTTACAGCGGCAGTCGGCCTCACTGCCGAAGCAGGCGAGTTTGATGAGATTGTTAAGAAGATGATCTTTCAGGGCAAGCCACTTGATCTAGACAACAAGGTTCATCTACAAAAAGAGCTTGGCGACTTAATGTTTTATGTGATGGTTGCATGTCTGGCGCTAGGTATCACAGCAGACGAAATAATTAAAATGAACCGCGACAAACTGGAAGGTCGTTATAAAGAAGGCTTTACAGTTGAGGAGTCTGAAAATCGGGCCGAGGGTGATATTTAACTAAGTACAATTATGGAACATCCTGGGGTAGACATATTACAGTTAAAGAGAGATTTGAACCTTGAAGAAATTCAAGTGAAAATTCAAGATCTTAATAAGCGTGTAGCGTTTGCATACAGAATA